TTCCGAAGAGTTACTGTCTTCGATGTGGAGGGTCACCATCCCAACATTGAACCTTCTAAAGGAACACCTGAAAAGGGTTACGACTATGCAGTCAAGGATGGTGACATTCAGTACAAATCTCTGGATCGACCGAGCGGAAGCGGAAATTCTTCGACTGTTGATAAATGGACTGCGATCACGGGAGCTGTCGATCGAGAATCGTTTTGGAATTTGGTACATGAACTGGATCCGAAAAGTGCGGCTTGTAATTTCCCCGCCCTCCAAAAGTACGCCGACTGGAAATTTGCAGTTGACCCTCCCATGTATGAGTCACCAGTCGGAATTGAGTTTATCCGAGGAGAGATGGATGGGAGAGATGAATGGTTACTACAGTCTGGTATCGGACTGGCAGAACCAGTTGTAGGTATGTAACTTTCTTGATTGTCGTGCCCGTCGTCTTGCTGCGCTTGGGGGGGGCCCCCGAGGGGGCAACCCCGCCCCCCCCGTGCTCGCGACTCGAGGGCGGAATTATCAAAGTCTAGCTTGGGTGTTGTTAGATATATTGAACTAACTTATCTAGGTAGATGTCTGTCGATCTGCATCTACGGTGAGTCACGAACCGGAAAGACTTTGTGGGCTAGATCTCTTGGCCCACATATCTACTGCGTCGGACTGGTGTCCGGAAATGAGTGTCTCAAGGCTGGAGACGTGGAATATGCCGTGTTTGACGACATCAGGGGGGGAATCAAGTTTTTCCCTTCTTTCAAGGAATGGTTGGGATGTCAGGCATGGGTTACTGTAAAATGTCTTTACAGGGAACCTAAATTGGTTAAGTGGGGTAAGCCATCAATATGGTTGAGTAACACGGATCCACGGGATGATATGCTTCAGGCTGATGTGGACTGGATGAATGCAAATTGTCAATTTGTGGCTGTAGACAGCCCTATTTTTCGTGCCAATACAGAGTAGAAGTAGGAAGGAAATCCAAATTATCCCCCGAATCTTCTGAATTTCCAACAAACAAATCCATAACATAAACGTTTCCCATACCAAGTCTAGTCTCCGTTGAAAGGGGGCTGCTAGAAAGAACTCCACCAAACTCCTGATCATTATAATGCAAATTCTCGTTCATTGGATGCCACCTGCGATACGTGCGTACCACACCTGCATCATTTCCACTAGAAATCCTCGTAACCTTATCGTACATAAGTTTGACACGTACAGTATCGACTGGTGCGGTAATAGGGTCCAACCAATCCTGGGGTATTGCAGATACTGCATTGAGGCCAAGACCACGAAACAAGTATTCGTACATTTGAGCTGCATCGGAAAACGGGATAGCCGTATTGGCACGTTGGTACATAAACGAATCACCTTGAGCAACCCGGTAATACGCGAGTGACGTGGTTGAGATAGGTAGAGTTGCCTTGGTCTGGAACACAATTCGTCTCCACCTCCAAGCATTGGATGTATCGGTTCGAATAGTAATCGTTTCGGCTAAACCCTTCATGTAACAGATAGAAGCCTCCCTGTTATTTTTAGATGGTATAGTGGTTCCCGGATCTCGTGTTTCCCGAAGTTCTCGACCAGTAGCAAGCCAAAGGCACATTGCTGGTGTGTCAGAAGACACGGTGAGTGATCCGACGTTGCCTAATTCAGGTGGAAACGTGTTTCCCGCAATCATGGTGTCCCTCTTCTTTGTTGAGGACACCTCCAGTACCTTTCGAGTCGTCATTCTCCGTGAAGGCCTCCTCCCGATGGAGGATCGGCGGTATGTTTTCCTTGTTCTCTTCTTGTAACTTCCTTTTCGCGTTGAACGCCTTAAGGGCCTTTTTGCCCGATACCTGGAAGAGCGTGACCGTGCATACGCCATCTTCTTGGCGGGAAAGAGGGGGTGCTTGGCGGGAAAACTCGGTGAGATTATCCTGACACATGTTGCTGAACACCCAACCGAGGGGGGCGGGGGAGGTCTATAAGTAGGGACGAGGTGTCCCTCTGTCCCTGGGCTATAACATTAGTTTGCCCAGGGACTTTCGATGCCTCACTTCGACTACCACTTTCGTTATGCTCTCCTCACTTACGCTCAGTGTGGTGACCTCTCCGCTCACCGCGTTGGAGAATTCTTGGACGCATTGGGATCAAAGTGTGTCATTGGACGAGAAAATCACACGGATGGAGGAATTCATCTCCACTGTTTCATTGACTTTGGAAGGAAGAGACGATTCCGAAGAGTTACTGTCTTCGATGTGGAGGGTCACCATCCCAACATTGAACCTTCTAAAGGAACACCTGAAAAGGGTTACGACTATGCAGTCAAGGATGGTGACATTCAGTACAAATCTC